TCCGGCGATGGGGAACTCTTACACTTGAGCGGCAATCGTGGATTGGACAGTGGCGCGAAATCTCTCGCTACCTGCTTCCATACAACGGGCGCTACTTCTTAGAGGACCGCGACAAGGGAACAAAGAAGTTCAACCAAATCTACGACAACACAGGCACACAGGCGCTTCGAACACTCGGCGCTGGCTTGATGGCGGGTGCAACCTCGCCTGCACGTCCATGGTTCCGGTTGCAGACTCCTGACCCGTCTCTGAACGCCTATCAGCCGGTAAAGATATGGCTCGATCAGGTGTCACAGTCGATGCACAAGGCGTTCCAGGTATCGAACACCTACCGCGCGCTGCACTCGCTCTACGGTGAGATGGGCGGCTTCGG